CTTGTTCCCATACCATTCAAAATTTCAGTCATTCTTGTGAAAGTACATTTTTCTTTATATGCTACATGAATACAAAAAGTGTGTAAGGATGTTGTTATAACGCCAAGCGGATCAGGTGCACCGAAAGATGTCAAACCAGCGATTGTTCCGTTGTTACGATCTAAAGCGGCAGTGCTACGAAGTCGAATGAGCCCCGCTGAATACATCTGTAACGCAAAACCATATTGTTTACCTTTTTCGAGTGTAGCTGTTATTGGTACTATATTCCACTGTCGAATATCTGCAGTAATAAATACTTCAGCTGAACTGGCAATAAGTTCGCTATTTGCAAGTGTGCCAGTATCTAATTCATATATATGTGCTACTACAGTAGCGCCGAGTGGTATACGTTCGGTGCAAAAATGCATTTCTGTTACAAGAGCATCAACTTCAAATGCTTCTTGATCCGTAGCCTCAAAATTACCTATTAAGTCATAATTAGAAACAACAGTATATTCATCGCTTCCGGTCGTTACGCCATGTTCTTCTTGATCTATAACGGTATCGCCATAGAAACCACCGGTTTCAAATACGCGACCGGTTTCCTTTTCAATGTTAGATGTAGCCAATTCAATCATGGCCGTAATTTGATCATCATTTTCAGCAGGACTCGGTAAATCGTCATAATCCCTATATTCGTCAAGTGTGATTATATTGGCCATGTTATAATTTCCTTAGTGATAAAAAATCGGATCGCATTACACGACCCGATGTATATATAACTATTAAAGCGCATATTAAGTATCAAGATCGTTAGCTTTTTGCCAAATGCAGAAAATTTTTGATCCTGCTGTTGCAGTAGTAGCAGGATCCGGTTCATCAACGGCTATTACTCCATCGGATGTTACAGAAACGACACTTGCTACTTCTTGCATTGCATCGTAATCAGTTTCGTCTGCTATCAATGCTACAAGAATTGTATCTTCAGCCTTGATATCAGTAAGCGTTGCAGATGAGGGATTAGATGATGGTGAACTGTCCAAAGTAGCAATACCAAATTGTAGATTTACAGCACTGAAACCGCGTGGTCCAGTCAAATCCATCCAGATTACGAATAAGTCATCAGTGTTCGTAGAATCTGAACATTTGACTTCGCCATCGTCAGAAATGGTTGTATTGTCTGTACGATCAGTCCATAAACCGTCTGTGGTATCGATTTGAATAGCCGCAATTATTACATCGGATTCCTCGATACCGGTTATCGCAATAGCTGTATTTCCTACCGCTCCGACACCGACTCCGGCGGCTATAAATGGCGAAGATACTTGCAACCCCGCATTAGTAGCCATCCACAGTACAAAAATATTATCATCGGCGGAATCAGGACAAGTGATCTTACCGCCTGCAATGATATCCGTAGTCGATGTGATATCAGCCCACGCATTAGTAGAATCTTTTAGTTCTAAAACAGCGATAAGAATATCATCGGTTGAAATAGCCGTTCCGTCCTGTGCGGCAGTAGCAATGCCGGCGGTAGCCGAATCATTAGCACCAACCAATACAGCACATTTTATTAATCCAGCGCGTGTTGCGCGCGTCATTCCGGTCAAAATTATCTCCTTATAAAAAACGGGACGAATTACCGTCCCGTCTATTTAATTGTTTGAGTAATTATACTGACTTAAGCAGTATGTTGTATATTAATCATACCGGCGACAGGCTTAATAGAACTGGCACAAACTTTGCCAAAATCCCATCGCGCTGTGGCAACAAACTGTTGTTGCTGTGTTAGAATGTTCTTAGCATACTCAAGACTCACACCGCGACGCTGGGCGATGCGGAAGGATGGTTTATGTATACAATTCATAGAAGTATGGTCCGTATCCTCAGCAGAATTTTGAACACCGGCGGAATCGAGAGTTTCACAATATTGGCCAGAAACATAAATTTCAGAACCATCGATATTGGGCAATGTACCGGATAACATGAATGAAAGAACGCCAAGGGCATCAGTCTTATATAGAGCTTGTTGAACTTGTGTGCGACCTTTAATTCCGGTAACATAGATACATTGATCAGGACGAAGACCAGCAACTTCCATATCTTGTTTAGCATCGGTGAAGTTCACCAATTCCAAAGCATTTACACCGGTTGAGGCGGAAGAAGTTTCGATATCACGTGCATTAGCAATACCTAATTTACGAATACCCTCGAAAGTAGTTTCAACATTATACGTTTCGTAAGGCGTAGTACCGTCCGCATTATCAAAATGAGTGGCGGCATCGTCACCGTTACAAATGGCCGATTCCAATCCTTCAAGTAAGGCTATCGCCAATTCACTACGAATGAATGCTACCATATCGAGAATAGCATCTTCAGTAATTTCTTCAGATGCGACAAGCGCTCCGATAAACAAATCAGGAGTAAACAACTTATTATCAGTAGCGATATTAGTTTTACGCGCTTCTTCAGCATTATCAACTAAAGCTTCTCCGCCCTTGTAAACAGAAGCTACGCCATTCTGGAACGGATAACGAGCGCTTCCGCCCTTAGACATATTCCATGTAAGGAATTTAGATGCGAGCATCGGTTGTACGCGAAGAATTTCATTAAACTCCGAAGACATTTCTTGCGGGAGCCATTCAGCGCCATAACCTGTATTACCGCCAGCCATAGCTAAAGAAACATCCTTATCAAATGCCTCAGTCTTTTTAACAAGCTGTTGAAATAACTGAAGATTACGAATATTATAACGATCGCGGCCTTTGTATCGAGTCATAGCATCAGCAATAAGCATAGCATCATACAAATCACGAAGATTCTTCAACTCTTGACCAAATTCCATATTGTCGTAATCAACAGGCATCTGGAATAGACAATACGCCTTCTGTGCGATATCGCCGAGTTTATTACCGTTATCATCAGTAAGCCACACAAAATCGGTAATCATAGCACGATAATCGGTATATGCCATGCGATGGTCGGCTACAGTTTTGGAAGCTTTAGTTTCTTCGACCTGTACTTTGATACTATCGAGTTCAGTCGAAATTTTTTCCATGCGATCGGCCAGTTCACCTTTTGTAATCATGCGATCGGCATCTTGGGTTTGCGTTTCTTTAACAGCATTAAGAATATCCTGTAGTTCTTTTACTTTTGCACCGAGTTGTTCTTGGGTGCCCATAAATTTTTCTACAGCTTTTTCAGCATCGAACTCTGCCAATGTAATACCTCTTTCTATTGTTGTGGTTGTTTGTTCATTTTTATCTTCAAGTGAATCATGTACTTCAAAAATAGCGTTACTATCCGCTCCGATATTAACAATTGAAACTTCTTTTAGACGACCTCTGGTAACAGTAAGAATTTCTGTTTTTTCATCGAAAGACCACTCATCAACAACAAAACCGATTGAAAATGCTTGAAGTTTCTTTTCCGATATCGCACGCTTGAATAACTCACTATTTTCACGCCAAATTCGTATAGTACCGCGTATGCCTTTATTTTTAACCATTTTCATATCGGTGACTTCGCCGACTGGTTCCTTAAGTTGGTCATGGAATGCTAAAACACGTCCATTAAATAATGACATACCTTCTTTATGACTGAATGCGTTTGTGCGCACGATTAACATTCGCGATTCAATAAGCTTTTCTGTTATAAACCAGCCTTCAATTTCTATATCTCCTTCTTTGCCGGTTTGTACATTAACAAATTCAATATCACACGACGCTAAAATCATATCAGGGCGCGATTTATCACGAAGTTGATTGAGGATTTCTAATCCTCGTTTAAGTGCCATTCAAATTCTCCTTGGTGTAATTTTAATAGATTTTTGCATAATCGGATGCAGTTAGTGAATTATTATTGTTGCGTTGATGCTTCATTTCATCAAGTATTAATGCAGTATTGCTTATATAATTGGTAAGAATAACACGCACTACATTATGTGATCGCTCATAAGAAAAAATATTCTTTATACGTTTTTCAAGTTGCTGATATTCCCAATTATATTTATCGGCATCATTTAATATCGCACGTAACATTACTACATTCTGTTCTACTACATCCTCTATACTAAAAGTGATACGCCGCGATAGATTTTTAATTAAAATGTGATTTATATTGAAAATGCCTACGCCTTCAAAAGCATGTGTACCCCGTTCCATAAGAATTTTATGTAATACAGGTTGTAAATTATCCTGTATCGATTTATTGGCCGATGTTATATTATATAATTTCGATGCTTGTGTTATCGGATCGCATAATACACTCATCATCGATCCACCACAAGTTAACTTAAATACGTTATTTAATACATGCTTACGCTGTGACTTAAATAACTTAAATAATACGTTTTCGACTTCCTCCTGTTCATCTTTTTGCGGTTTTTCATCTTCGGGCTTTTCGACCTCTGGATTGATCGCATCGGGAATTTTTGGCGCGGCGTCTTCATCAATATTAAGTTGTTGACGTACATATTCCGCACTGACAATACCGTTTTCTTTTAATTTTAACAAACGATCCTCGATAGCTGTTTGATCACCTTTAATCGCTGGAACGCTATTAAGATCGAATTTTAATTTTGTATCGATACCGAATAATGGCCATAATAGTTGTTTATTCATAGCATCTTCAATGACTTTAAGAATCGGCTTAATGGTATTCAACCAAAAATCTTGGTCTTGTGCAAGTGCATTAGCATAGTTCGCATATTCCATTACACCGCCGCGAAATGGCGGTAAACCAAATACACCGAATGTTTTTTCACGATTACTTTTCAATAAACCGTCAAATGCGATATCTCTATGCCTTTGTGCGGGATATTCAAATTTACCGGCATACTTGTTGATGAATATCTTAAATGCTTGATTGGCACCACCTATGTCAGCGCTCATCGCATCAAGGATTTGTTGATGTTGATCCTCTGTTAGATTGTCATCTGGAGTGAACATTAAATTCAATGTTGCGCCATACTTGAAAAAATTCGAGTTAAAACGATTAATGAAATAATCTATCATAATTTCTTCGCGAATAGTAGTTATACGGCCGATACCCCAAAATGGATCGTCTACATTCATATCGCGAATATGGATCACACGATTCCGGGGGTAGGCCTTTTGATTAACAGTATGTTTACCGAATCTATATGAACGATCACCGGTATTGATATCTACATTACGGGGATCGCGCGGCCAAATTTCAATAGTGTTATTCGGTCCTGTTAAACGTTCGATTGTTAAAATAGCATTACCATCGGTCAAATATGATTTAACAATGTGATCGACTATATCAGACCACGTATGTTCCGGGTTTGGTCGACGCAATAATTCATTAGCCATGCTATCATTATCATCAATTTCACGCTCGACACCTGCTACTATTTCAGTTTCCATAATATTTACAGGTAGACTTTTGATAGCATCAGAAATAGCGCGTGTCGCTATATACACATTGGCATTTACTTTCGGCGCTTCAATATCATATTGTGTTTTCGGATGCCGTTGTGCCCATTTTTGAGTGCTATATTTACGCTGTATTTCAACATGCGCCACTCTATCTTTTAATGTTATAAATGGCGAACCGATAGCATGCCAAAATCGGCGTATTACATTAAAAATCGGTAACATTAAACATTCTCCGCATTATAATTTTTCATCGCATTCCAATATTGATCTATTCTTGTCTTTAAGGTGTGCATTTTCAATGCATGTGATTTACCCTCAGCGATTATTTTTTCTCTCTCTTCATCATGTTTTAGATAATACTTAATCTTACTTAGCAGATTAATATATGTGCCATCATACTCAACAAAATGCTTATCAGGCGTGAATATAACTTCAACATCTTCTATCGGATATGTGATGTATAACGATCCGCATCCTATTGCTTTGAATATCCTATCAGATGTACCACCGCTTGTGGATTTCACATATTCTCTTTGAATATCAAATGATATTTTATGCGACGCGTAGGCATTTGCCATTTCTCTTCCATAGATGCCTTTCGATCCTATTCCCGGAACAGCGCCATATACGGTTAAATTCACATCTTTATTTAATCGTGAAAGCCATCGATGCCGTTTTTTACTCAAATGCGAATTCCCTATAAAAATCACATCTTTTTTTACTTCGGGTATTTTTGATACATATTGATATGTAGTGTCCCAGTATTGCGGAATACATATCGATTGATTAGCATAATCTTTTAATTCTTCAGCTTTTCCAATCGCATTACAGATAATCATATCTGGAATACCTTTTAACGCATCCCAATATCTTTGTGTATAAGACGAAATAGCGTCGACATCCCAAACTACTAACTTGGCTACTTGTGCCAAATATCTGAATTGCGTCGGTGTAAATGTACGTGCGCCGGTCAAGAAAATCCAATCAGGTCTATATTTCTTAATATCACTTAAAATACGATTAAATGTCCATCCTATAAGACCTAATTTTACATCTTTCCCTTGTCGTATCGCTTCAGCGCTAATCAATAATCCATTTTGCCAAGGATTATGCCCTTTAGCAAGAATGTATACTTTCATATTTTAACCGCTTGTACACCTAAATCATATGGATAGGCTCTTGGCCGTTGTTTATGCCCTATAATTTTGAATCCAGCTTCCTCAATAAAATTATCGAGTCTGTGTCTATCCAATGCAATTTTATGTAAATTTCCCTCGTATGTTTGACGACCGAATAGAAAAGCACTAAATTTTCGCATATCGATATTGCCGTTTGTATAACTCTCGATAATTTTATTTGCATCGGGGCAATATACTCTCAATAAACCTCCGGGCATCAATACCCTATGCCATTCTTTTAGAATAATAGGTATTTCCTCAACAGTGAAATGTTCTATAATGTGACTGGCCCGTATTTCTTCGACTGAATTATCTTTCCATCTAAACAAACCCCTGATATCACATACAACATCTACACCCTTTTGCGGGCGAATATCGACATTTATGAATCCCTCTAAAGGAATACTGCCGACACCGTCTTCTCGTGTTTCGCATCCACCAAGATTTAATTTTATACGTGCCATCTGTTTCTTTTCTTTTTATCGGGTTTATCAAAAATTTCACCGATTATCTGTGCTTTTGGCTCTGGCCGTTTCTTTATTGTGCTATTATCACTATGCCAATTACTACCTGATGCTACACTATGTTTCATACCACTGATACGATAAGCGAGATAGCGATATCCAGTCGCATGAAAATAGTGATCTTTGCCTTTAGTCCATACAGGACGACCGCCATTATCAGTTATACGTGCTGATTCCATCATTTGTTTTACGAATTCTTTATTATCGACATGGGCGAAATCGGCTCGCACATGCGCCTTTTTCTCCAATATCATTTTAACAGTAAGATCAAGACATTCTGTGCGATTGGTATCGACAACATGATCTTTATGGTTTAATTTATATTCCTTGACACCTTTTATTTGATCTCTCGGTCTATAATAACACATCCAGCGATTACCGTTAGCATGTACAAAATCGCGCGTTTCCGCATATCCGCCGCCTTGTGCATCTACCACAGTAGACACGACATTGAAATCCTTTTCCAACTTTTCGACATCGGACCATCGTTTCACATTCGCGTAATGAATGTCGATTAATTCGCCATCCCATACCATAGAAATCACACAGGTGAAAAATTTACCTTGATCGACGCCCATCACTGTGCGAAACATAGCGGGATCGAATTCTACTTGATCAGTATCTTTAAGAACCGAACGCGTTAACGCTTCTTTTGTGATCTTGAAATCAACATTCTCGTATGGAATACCGAGATAATTATTATGGAAATTCTGTAATGCGGTTGGATTATGTTGCGCCTTGATAAATTGCTTAAATAAATCAATAACATCATTTGGTTTTTTATGTTTGTCAACAAATAGACGTGAAATACGATAACCGCTTGCGCGTCCTACGCCGGGATTCAATGACACCCATCTTCCGGGGCCGAGTCTGTCAAAATCTTTACCGCATTTAGTACACACAGGACGACCCATTGGATGGCGTAAACGCCAAGTGTTATGATACGGCGTAATGAAATTATCATACCAATCAAGTATTTGTTCATGTCCGCAATGTTGACAATCCACATGCCATTCCTTTTGATCTGATTCTAAAAACTCCGCATGTATGCCGTGATTATCACGTGTAGGATTTCCGAATTTCCAAATAATAGGTTGTTTAGCATTAGATACACGATCGTATGCGTACCATAAATTATCTTGATTCAATTGATCGTATTCATCAAAAAATAAAACTTCGCATGGAAATTCAAAGAAATCTTTTTTCACATTAGAGCCGATGAATTTCCATCCGCGATTGAATATAGATTTATATACGTTACTATCTGTTTCTGTAATGCGATTTTTGATTGCATTATCATATAAAATACTATAATCTTTCATTTGATTAATGCGATCAGCAACAAAAGTTTTTCTATGTTCGCTACTCGGTAGTACATACATACCACGCATACCTTGATTAGCAAATGTGTACATCGCACACAAAGCATGTTCAGTCATATGGACTTGAGAACATTTGATAATTACCATATCGACTGAGTTATCTTTATAAATAGCAGTCAACCAAGGTTTATCGCGGAATGTCAGATGCTTACCTTTTGTGGTACGATGGTGTATCATACCCATAAATAAGCGCGGATATTTGTCCGCCATTACATCTAATCCATTACCGATCAACATTTTTGAATCATGTGATAATGACAAATCAGCTTTACTCACTTGTAATGACTTTCAATATAGATAATTTACCATATTCATTCAATTCAAATACCATTGATCGTGATACACCATGAATAACAATAGATAATGTGTCATCGCTATTTAATGATTTTCGCAATGCACCGCCATGAATACCGAAAGAAAAATGCTCTATATAATATTTACCTTTAACATCTAAATCATAATCAACTAATACTGTCAGCAAGTGTGAACTATCCGCTGAGTTGTATACCGTCAATGATTGTATATCAAGAGCGCTATCACAAAATACAGCAAAACCATCGAATCGATATACTGGATTTGTGTCGACACCGGCACAGACAAACTTAAGTGCGATCGGCGGTTGATCACATAACACAGTTTGTGTGCGAATCGTATCGATCGGCGTTGCCGCTATCAATATAAATGCCAATACGAAAATTACTAAAAGCGAAGTAAGTGAAAAGTGTGAAAAAGATTTTTTCATCATTTTATCCCTTAAAGTTTAGCTGGAATGTCGGGTACATTTCCGTAAATGCCCGACACTCCATATAAAACCGGGTAAGTACACCGCGAACTTTCCCGGAATCAGTCATTTTTCTTTAGATGCACGGTTTCTAACATTACGAATCATTCGCGTTTCCATTAAACGCGCCACTGCAATTTTACTTGCCCATTCCTCAACATATTCTCTATCAATACCTAAATCTACCATTTTATCAGTAAGACATAATACACATAATTCATTACCGCGACGCGATTGACGACCACAATCGCATTGTGAACGAGTGTGCATACCGTCTGCAAGACTACGATTCATACCGTGAATAATATCATATATTGTCATCACATATACCCTATTTCAAGTGTGCGATGCTCATAAATTTCTTGTAACGTTAACCATGTTTCACTCGGAATGTCTGTCACATTACCGAGAAATTTAGACATTGATATACTGCAAGCGGCAACACCAGTCAGAAAGAAAGATAAATGTGGCGGAGGATCAGGACATAAATCCCATTCTCTATAATACTCATCTACAGTCATAATATCCAATGCATACGCACTTGGATGCTGACCGGACATATTACCGTATGATAACATTACAATAAACCCCGTCCAGTATCGCCCCAAAATCCGGGAGTGAAACTATATTTAGTAACACCCGTTACCAGTCTACCGGTTCCACATTCAGGACACATACTTTTTAATTTAAGGGAATCGATAGTATTCTTATCTTTGTATGAACATAGAATTTCTTCGACGTACGTGCATTGTGGATTATCGCATTTATAATTAAAAAGTGGCATTATTTCTTTTCCCTCTCGACTCGGCGTAAAAAACCGTTTTCACATACGGGGCACGTTTTGGGCTCGAATTCATCATCTTCTAAGCGCCATTCAGTAAGTTTATATCCGCACTTGATGTCATCGCATTTATAATCATAAGCAGGCATCGTTCTTCTTTCCGATGAGAATGTCCATCGTATCTAAATGTGATGTTACATTGACTCCCATATCTTTTATCACCTTAATCGCGCATAAAATCCAGCGATAGCATAGTACAATGTACGGGTGACAAAAATAACCGACAACAAAACCGATTGTAAAACTGACATTAATGTACAACATCCGTATTCACTTTTTGTTGTGTTTTCGTTTCAAAACCATTCTTCCACTTGTTCAACCAGTAAACCATTGACTTGAAATACTTTCTACGCTGATTTCGATCGTACTTTTTTACATCATTTGCCATGCCATACAACTCTTCATACATATGCCTATTGTGATCAGGACATTCAGCATACTCTTTTTTTGTTCGTTTATCAGTCTTCAACAATGCGGATTTACCACACTTGTTACACACTAACACTGGTGTCTCAATATCGAATCGCGGCACAACAAATACTTTACCGTCCGGCGTACGTGCTTCCACACTGTCATCATAGAATTTGCCGATCAACAACGGTGTTTGACTCGAGTCTATTGTACGTGTGACAAACATCATAC